ACATTTACGCTGCCCGTATTGAGGCGGCTTCTCGCGGACTTGACCACACCGGGCTTGTCCCCTCGCATGTGCTGGACGACTACCACGACAGCATCGATTGGCTGACCGAAGTGCCTGCCGGGATGGACTACTACATCATTTGTGTGCCGACCCCCGATGAACGTGGCGTCCCCGACTACAGCTACGTTGACGCGGCCTGTCAGGCGGTCATCGAAGTGGCCGGGAAGCGGTCCACCCTTGTCCTCGAAAGCACAGTAGCGCCGGGAACCTGCCGGGACCGCATCGGCGGGATGCTGCTGAACGCCGACACGCTGCTGATTGCCTACAGCCCCGAACGGATCAACCCGAGTGAGACTGCCTACGAGGACATGCGCAACTCGCAGAAGCTTGTCGCGGTCGAAGATCAGGGTGATGCTCGGACTGACGATCTGGCGAAGCTTTACAAGCGCGTGTTCCGTGGCGGCGTCACCCTCATGGGCGATACGCGGGTGGCGGAACTAGCCAAGTGCTTCGAGAACTTCCAGCGGGACATGAACATCGCCCTCATGAACGAACTGTCCATGCAGTGCCACCGCCACGGCGTTGTGCTTGCGGATGTGATGACGGCGCTTGCGACCAAGCCATCCTCGCCAGTATTCCACTCCGGCATGGTCGGCGGTCACTGCATCCCTGTCGACCCTTATTATCTTGCTCAGTGGTACGATCCGCGTGGCTACGGCATCGATCTACCTTCGTTAGGAAGGCACGTTAATGAGAGATACATCAAGTACGTGGCCAACCTGTGCCGCACACAGCCTGTTGACGGACCTAGGAACGTACTGATTGTCGGCTTGACTTACAAACCCGACATCGCAGATACCCGCAACAGCGGTAGTACCAAGATTGCCCAGCTTCTAGAAAAAGAGGGCATCCGCTGCGACGTTTACGATCCTGTCGTTGATCTGACGCAACTACCTATCGGTCGTAGGTACAACATAGTTGTAGCGGCGGTTAACCACAGCGTACTCAAAGGGCGCACATTCCTAGAATATTTGCCGCTTACAATCGATTGCACGGCTATTAACGTCGGGCAGTTTGCGCGTCACCAAATGTCGGGCATTCAAACCATTATCAACCTGTGAGGTCCATACCATGCGTGTCTACATAACAGGAATTGACGGGATGCTAGGGTCGGCCCTCGCTCAAGTACATCGCCTTCGGGGGGACGACGTGTTCGGGTGTGACGCCAGCCGGTACACGCCGCCCCGTTATCAGCGTTTGGACATCCGGCGTCTAGACGAACTCGCCGCATCAGTCGCTATGGCCGAGCCTGACATCCTGTACCACTGTGCGGCCATGCTTGGAGTGCAGAACACCGAAGAACACCCGGATGTGTGTCGTCAGATAAATGAATTTGGCACAGAGAACGTGCTTAAAGCCGCATACGCAGCTAACGTCAAGACTTTCGTGTTTCTGTCTTCGTCGGAAGTGTACGGTAACGGCTTTGATTTTAAGCCTTTCTCCGAAACCTCACCGCTGCTTGGCGATAATGTATACGCACACGGTAAAAAACTCGGGGAACAGATGGCGCTTGCGTACGCTGATCGAATGAAAGTCGTCGTACCTAGAATGTTCAACTGCTACGGCGTTGGTCAGGTTTCGCAGTTTTTCATTCCGAAGGTCATAGTATCCTGCGGTATAGGGCGCAACGTACCGATCTACGGTTCATTGAAGAATAAACGCAGCTACTTGTTCGGGCACGACGCGGCGAAACATCTTATCAACATTGCAGTTAACGCCCCTAACATGGAAGTGGTAAACGTTGGCCACCCTACGCCCGCTACGTTAGAGGATGTATTCTTTGAGATTAAAAGACGAATGAAATCTAAATCACTAGCCGTTGTTCGCGCCAGTGATCGCGGGGTGTACGACGACAGAACGGTAAGCCGTGATGTACCAAACCGTTTGGCTGTTCTTGGTAAGTTGCGTCTCTACAGCAACCACGAGCCTACAGACCTGTACGCCGCCATAGGTTTTGCTGTTCGCGCGGCATTTACGCTGCGGCCTGACTGGACCTACCGGAGGGAGTTGCTGTGACCTCTAGAGAAGTAAAATGGCAACATAGGAATGTGCAAGCCCCTCGTCTGCGTATCCTTGTCGATCCCGTGTACATTCAGGTAGCGAACCTGCATTCGTCGTCTACCTACAACAAATACAAGAAGATGGTCGCGGAACTGGTTTCTCGCGGCCACTTCGTTTACTGGATGCTGCCCGATGTGGAATACAACCACGACCCCATCGAAGAACACCTGAACGTAGGCATCATCCGCACGTCTTACATTCAGGACCAGTTCGTCGTTGACGGCCTTGTCACCGATGACTTCTTCAACCTGTTCAACCGGATCGCGGGCAAGTATCACATCGATATCGTGATGACCGGGCGTACTGGCGCGGCGTCCATGATCAAGCGTGTCCTCGAAAGCCCGCGCTTCCACGACAAGGGGACCGACTACACCGACAAGCACTACGCCTTGCCGATGGTGGTGATCGAAGAATTCCCGCAGACGATCAAGGCGCAGCATGTCGGGGACGCCTACTGGCTGAACCAGTGCCAAGGCTACATGACCGCTGACATGTCTGTCTTCATTTCCGACCACAACCGTTCGGACGTGACGCAGGGCATGGGCGGCATCTACGCCAACAGCTACATCAACAAGTGGCTGGACCGGACGCAGATCATCCCGTCAGGCATCGAAATCGCGGAACTCGACAAGGTGTATGAGTCGGATCGGTGGAAAGCCGAAAGCCAGTTCCGCGTCCTGTCCGTTGGCCGGATCATGGGCGTGTCCTACCGCGAACACTTGGCTTGGTTCGACTACCTATACAAGAGCGGCGTCGACGCCAAACTTATCGTGAGCCTGTCGGGGAAACTCGGTGGGCCGATGCGCAAGGCGCTTGAGAAGCTTGGGGTAAAGTTCACCCCCGACAATCCGCAGTTTCAGGTAATCGAGAACAACCCTCGACCTTCCTTCCTGAAACTGCTAAGAACCGTCCACTGCGGGATTGCCCCGATGAGCCACCTAGACTGCCCGGTGGGTTTGTCCGAAGCGATCTACATGGGCGTCCCGTGTATCATGCCAGAAGCCGACTATCAGCGGACCTTCTTCCCTGATTATCCATATGTTATCAAACCCTCAGACAAAGCTGCGCTGCTGATGCACCTTCGGGACATCAAGGAAGACCCGCAGGCTGCGCGTGAGAATATCGAATCGTGGCGCGAATACATCAGGAGAACCTTCGATGCCCCCACAAATATCCGAACTCTATGTGACCGCGTTGAGGAAGTTGCAAGATCACCCCTTCCACGTTTCAAGACTTCGGGTGCCATCCTCGACTTCCTCTCTGAACTCCACGGCGACCGTTACACGTTTGGCGACGTGGTTGAATACCTTCGTGCCAGTGGTCGCATGGGGATTAGCGTTGGGGATTTGGGTATCCGCGCAACGTGGACCTACGGGCGCGGGACCATTCACCATGCAATGAGATACACGGGGTTTGTCGATACCTGTGACAGCCCAGATGAAGTGTTTCTCAGCGCGGCTGCGTGGCGGGCGAAGCAATCGATTGCAACGCCTACCGCAGGCTCGGGAATAAATAAACGAAAACGAACATGACACGGCGTATGTCGCCCTATTTTGCCGTTGCTCAGATTGAGGACCGCATTAGGGAACCGCTAAAGGGGCTGACCGACAAAGAGGCCGTAGCGAACCTATTCTTGACGCTGTGGGATAAACCCACTGTTGAACTATACGTCTAACCCATATCATGCTGTGGAGAACCAAACCATGAAGACCCCGACCAAGACCCCCGCCATCCGCTCGAAACCACAGCGTAGTAAACTAGAGGTCGTTGACATTAACGTCGAAGACCTCATCCCCGACGAAGACAACCCGAACGAAATGGACGAGGCGGTATTCGACCAACTGATCGAAGAAATCCGCGAACAGGGGTTTGACGAGCCGATCCAAGTTCGACCTCACCCTACCCTCAAGGGCAAATATCAGATTGGTTCCGGCCACCACCGCACCAAGGCGGCAATCGTCCTTGGTATGCAGTCGGTCCCCGCCGTCATCAAGAACTGGTCAGACCGGGAGCAAAAGGTCGCCCTGACCAAGCGCAACGTCCTGCGCGGCAACATGAACCGCGCCAAACTGGCGAAGCTTTACAAGGAACTGGTCAAAGGTCGGGACGCCGTGCAGGTCCAGCGCGAACTTGGCTTCCAAGACCAGAAGAAATTTGAGGCCATGATTGACGAGGTTTCGAAAAACCTGACGCCCAAGCAGAAGAAGCGGCTGGCCGAGGCGAAGGAAAGCATCAAGTCGATGGACGATCTGTCGTCGGTGCTGAATACGATCTTCAAGGAAAGCGGTAGCGAACTCGACAAGGGCTACATGGTGTTCAGCTTCGGCGGAAAGGAACACCACTATTTCCAGATCGATGATGCCACCAACAACTTCCTGAAACAGGTCAAGGACCACTGCGACAAGAACGGCATCGAATACACCAAGGCGGTCGCGCACCTTCTGTTATCGGGCGACCTCAACCGCCTGCAATCGATTGCAGCGCCAAAGCCCGCTGCTAAGGCAACCGTCAAGAAGAAACCGTCGAGCAAGTAACCATGGCACAGCCAACAAGAAAGCGCATCAAACGCCGCATCGTGGTTGCAGGTCAGGAATCCCCGGCAGAGCGTCAATCGCGCACTGCCGTTCGGTTCATCATGGACAACGCCTACTACAACCTGATCCTGCGGGCCATCCGAGACGGCACACCGAACACCAAGATCGCGGAGTTCGGCATCGCCCGGGGATGGTTCGACGTGAACCAGAAAACGGTCGTGTCCTACTTGCAGTATTTCCGCAAGGCGCAGCCGGGCATCTGCAAACCCCAAGCCAACAGAGAAGACGAATACGGCTTCTCTGATCTGTTCGACGGCAACTCCATCATCGTTGATGAGGAAACGGAACTGCTGCGGTTGATCAAGCTGCAACAGGCTCGCCTTGGGATCGCGTTCCGCAATGAGCGCGAACTTGGGATGCTGCTGCAATCCAACCGCCGCGAAGTGGAAGAACTGCGTAACTTGATCATCGACCTCGCCAAGCTGCGCGGTGTCATCGGCAATACCATCGATGTGAACGTGAACGGCTATAGCGCCAGCGTTAAGGAAGACCTCAAGGGTATCCAGCAAGACGAGCAATCCCGTGGCGTCATCGCCATGCTTGTGCAAGACCTCGTGGGGGTAGCCAATGGGTGAGGTTCGCCGCGTCAAGCTGCCGCAGCACAGGAAGCCAACGATACGGCACATCAAACCCCGCAGGCAGCTATCAGTCCCCAAGCCCGAACTCATCCGCGAAATGGAAATCGCGGATACTGTCCTAGCATTGCAGGGTGAGATACGCGGGATCAGCGACAGGCTTTTGCGCGAGCAATATCTACACGCGATGGCTGAGGTATCCAAGGACGGCGACCTTGAACACATGTTGGAACTCACACGATACAGACGGGGGGTTGTCCCGCTTGACGAATTCATGCACTCCGATACTTATCTCGGAATCGACCCCAAGGAAATCTACCCTGCTGTGCGTGAAACCTTAGAGGCCGTGGAAACCGAGCAATACGTTGAGGCCGTTCTGAAAGGCTCCATCGGTATCGGTAAAGCCCTAAGCCTTGACACGCCTATGCTTACCTCAAATGGCTGGAAGACCATTGGCACTCTTGTAAAAGGCGACAAGGTGTTTGACGAAAACGGCGAGCCTTGCAACGTGACGGAGGTTCACGTTGTCAGGAAAAACCGTAAGTGCTATCGTGTCGTGTTTTCCGACGGTGCAGAAATCATCGCAGATGCCGAACACCTTTGGTATACGGAAACCCGCGCCGACCGCATCAAGAAATGCACAGGAACGGTGAAGAATACCGAGGAAATTCTGCGAACCTTAAAAGCAGAAGGGCGCTTCAACAACCATAGCGTTCCCCTACATGACGGGGTGCGTGGAAAACCTACGAAATTTGACCTTGACCCCTACGTGCTTGGGTGCTGGCTTGGCGACGGGTCTTCCGCCGAAGCACGTTTCTACTGCCACGACAACGACTATGAAGTTGTGCAGCTTATGGAAGCCGCAGGCGCATCTATGCGGCGGCTTGAATACATTTCCGAAGATAAGTGCCCGACCTACCTGATCGAAACGAGTGGCTGCGTAGGTTTCAGAAACGCACTCTCTCGCCACGGACTTCTTGACAACAAACACATTCCAGATGAGTTGCTCCTTGGCAGTTACGCGCAGAAGCTTGCTATTTTGCAAGGTCTTATGGACACAGATGGCACTTGCTCTAAGCAAACTGGTGTGTGTGAAATAACACTGGTCAACAAGCGTCTATCGGACGATACGATGCAGTTGCTATGGCTTCTCGGTTTGAAGCCCACGCAGTCTATGAAACAAGTGAAAGGACATGATTACCACCGCATCACGTTCACGGCTTATCGTGACGCCTTGCCAGTTTTCCGCCTCACAAGAAAACTAGCAAATCAACCAGAGGCTGGGGCGCAAGCTACCCGCCAGCGGGCACGATACATTGTTGACATACAATCGATTGCAAGCGTTCCTGTGCGCTGCATTACGGTTGACAGCCCGTCGCATCTTTATCTCGCTGGCAGAGAACTTGTGCCGACGCATAACACAACCGCTGCCAACCTTGGAATCATCCGGCAGATTTACAAGATCGCGTGTATGCGCAACCCGCACCAGACGTTCGGCATTCAGCGCCATTCGTCAATCGTGTTCACGATCCAGTCGGTGCGACTGTCAACCGCCAAGCGGGCGGTGTTTGACGAATTGGGCAAGTTCATCCACAATTCGCCCTACTTCAACGAGATATATCCGTATGACAAACGGATCGCGTCCAGCATGTATTTCCGCGAACACCACGTTCAGATCATGCCCGTGTCATCGTCCGACACTGGCGCTATCTCCATGAACGTGATCGGCGGGATGCTGGACGAAGTGAACTTTATGGAGCGCGTCAAGAACTCCAAGAATGCCAACGCCGCAGAGGACGGCGAATACGATCAGGCCAAGACGCTCTACCTCACGCTGTCAAAGCGGCGTCGGTCGCGCTTCATGAATAAGGGCAAGCTTCCCGGCACACTGTTCCTCGTGTCATCGTCTCGCTACCCTGAC